CCGTAGCTGCGTGCGCTGCTACCGATGCCCTCAGAACCACCATTGGTCGTCTTGAACACGGTCTCGTAAGAGGCGTTGCTGATGCTGATGCTGGCGTTGGTGCTGGCGCCAATCAAATGGTAGTCAGTCGTGTTGATAACGTCTGGCGTCCCGCTTGTGATGAAGTCCGACCCGTCTGAGTTGGCGTTGCTGTCGTCAATGTAGAGACCGACAACATTACCTTGTACTGATCCTGTGATAGCCATGATTACGCTGCGTTATTCTTTGAAGCATCACCATCCAATTCAATCGTGCAAGAGAACGTGGTGAAGTCGTTTACCCCTGCGCTAGCTTCGATGCTGGTGATAAAACCAGTTCCAGTAATCTGCATGTCGTCACCATTGTTGGTGCCCCATACCACGCCGACCTTGGTCTTGTTGATGGCCAAGCCAGTCAGGTACTCAAGGCCGTAGGTTGCGTCCATTTGTACGACACCCTCCAAAGAGAGCGACCCACTCTGTGAGCCAATGCCGTAGCTACGTGAGCTACTGCCGATACCTGCGGCTCCAGCATTAGTAGTCTTGAAGTTAGTCTCGTATGACGCATTGCTGATGCTGAACGAGGCATTCGTTGTAGCGCCAATGAGGTCCCAGTTTGCGGTAGCGGGAGTCCAAGTGCCTCCTGCTGCTGCCGCTGGGGAGCTGGTGCTATCCACGTACAGGCCAACGATATTACCTTGTACGCTTCCCGATGTTGCTGCCATAGCTTCTGTGTTAGAATTTGAAAGAGAAAGTTCGATTTGATACGCGAGATGTCGACAAACTAGGTTGGATTACCCATCCCATTTGTCCATCTCAAGAGCGTAGATTGTTCTGATGATGTAGAAGTCGTCGAGTTCATGAGCGTCGGTCATGACGTCGACCAAGCTGATAAGCTTGATGTCGTAAGGCCCTAGACCGCTAACGCTGGCGCTGGGGTTCTTGTAGTTATCGAGGCGAGCGCGACAAGCCTCGTGGATGCGCCACGTTTGGTAGATGCTTGGATGCGTGATGTAGACCTCGATGTTGTAGGTCTCGAAGACCATGCCGTCCTTAGTGCGATCTAAGTCAGTGCTCAAGAGATTCACAATGATGTGAGGGCGCTCTATGGTCTGCTCACCCTTAACGGCTGAGATGTTTGTCGTGGGGACGAGGGTTGTGACGGCGTTATCCGTCATGAGCAACTGCATAACAACGTGAATCATGATCCGTACTTTTTCTTTATCGCCTTTCTAATCTTACCCTCAATGAGCTTTTTCATCTTCTCATCCAATCTTTTCTTGGCAACAGCCTCCAGACCAACCTTAGCTTTGGCTACGTAAGGGTTGGCTTTACGACCATGGAAGATGCGTGGCACAACAACCTTCTGTCCAGGGTTCTTTCTGTCGTCAAAGACAAAACGCGAGCCTGTCTTTCGTGGTCGCTTGACCTTTTTTGTTGTTCCAAGTTCGACCAAGTGAGAGTAGTTGATGCGCTTCTTGCTCCGCCCCCTGATGGTTGGCCCAACGCGGACACCATAGAATGACCCCAGCCCCGTTCTAGCCAAATCCGTAGTATTGATACTTGCCTTCAAATTGCCCGTCTCGCCCTTTGGGGCGTACATGCGCATGGCGTCACGGATAGGCTTAGCCGCGTGCCTACACGCTTGCTGCATGTAGTTCTTGCGGTCTTTTAAGTCAAGCCTCTTGAGGTCCTCAGTGAAGCGCTTAAATGCCGTCGTATCAAACTTGACGTTGGGGCTATATCGTCCGCTTGAAAGGCTCATGCTATCTCTGGTGTCCAGTTGTCTCTGCGCAAGCACAAGATGCGGACGTAACGATTGCGCTCCATCTCGTCAATACGAGTAATCTCGTAGTATTGACTCTTGTATTTTACGATGGCTCTTTCGTCGAAACCGCTCTGGATGCCTTTGATGTAGAACTCGGTTCTAGCCTCCACCACGAGTTGCTTGGCGTGGACCTCTTCCCCAATCGTAGACCACTCGATGTCCCTGCGGAAAGCCATGCACGTCCTGTGCAAGATGTAGCTGTTACGCGGCTCATTGAACGCGTCAGGCTGCACCGTCTTAGGGGTGTAGATTTTGATCTGCCTATCAAATCGACCGAGGTTCAGGTTCATGCGAATGATTGTTTGCGGTACTTCTCAAGGAGGTACTTGCTGTTCATAGGAACCTCGAAAACTCGGCTGTATCCAACATCCTGACGCATCTCGTACAAATGCCCCACAATCATGAGTCCAGCTTGCTTGACTAGCTTGGGTGTGGTGGTGTACGATGACGACCATGACACCTGAAGCCACTCGGGGTCGTTGTTGACGTTGTTGAGGTGTACGCTGTCGGCGAAGACTATCTGACCTGGGTACGCCTTACTGGTGGATTTGTAGTCAGACGTGTCAAGGGTCTGGTAGGTGCCGTCTTCCAACTTGTGCTGGACCGTGGGTAAATGAGTTAGGTTGGCCTGACGGAAATGCAATACGCGGCTGAAGGTGTCGGTATATCCTACGTGGTTGTAGGTCCCGAACCCAAAGCCGAGGATTTGTTCACATGCTTCCTGAGCTGCATCAATCAAGGCATCGACATACGTATCGTCCGTGCTGAAGTCGATACGGATATGGTCTTTAGCCTCATCGGTAGTAATCCAGTCAGATGTGTTGGCGATTCTTGAGCTGCTGTAGAAGTCCATGTGCGGTGTTTTGAGAGAAAAAAGGGGAGGGACATTCCCTCCCCCTTTCGTGTTTATTCAGTCAGCTATTACGCTGCGAAGTTGTCATCGAGGAGCAACTTGGTGAAGGCACCTGCGTACATAGGCTTAGCCTGAGCGTACACTTGGGCCACCATCCGCGTGATGCCCTTAGGAGACTCGGTGTAAGGATCAATCAAGAGATCCAAGCCATTCCAGTAGCAAACGGCTGCGTGAGAGAACTCACCGAACACCAATGCCACGACACCAGCGGTAGCGTTGCTCAATTCAGCGATGTTGGTAGCGCCAACGTTGTACCCGTAGAGCTGGCCGTTCTCGATGAACGCCTGACCTGAGCCAGTACCGAACTTACCCTGACCCGCCAAGAGGGCGCGCATACCAGGAGTGGTGACGTAAGCGCAGTTGTTGCCCAAAGCGTGAGCATCGCCCACAATACCTTCAAGCTCTGTCAACTCAGCGTATGTCGGCAAAGCAGCAGTCGTACCAGCCGTAGCATCGTTAGCAATAGTGCCAACCACCTCTGAGAAGAACATGCGGTCCACAGCAGAGCCGATTTCATCGGCAATCTGACCAGCCAAGACAGCCTCCAAGCTTCCGTTGAGCTGAGCCAACGTCTGGTTAGAGACATCGAGGCGAGCACCAACACGCTCGGGAGACATGGTCACAGCAGTATCCAAGCCAGGAGACGCGGTAGCGCTGGTGGCCTCATCCGTGTGGAGGGTAGCAGCAGCCTTCAACTTAGGGAACTTGATGTCGCCTGACACACCCGTGATGCGCTGAGCACCCAATGTCTCGATGAGAGGCTTAGGCACCAAGGCAGCCAACGTGCTGAGCTGCTCTACACCCGCAACAGAAGTAGCGAGACCCACAGTACGCTGCTCGAAGATGGGAATCTGGAGGTTACCAGTAGTGGCCACACCAGCGTTCTTAGCTTGGTTGCGAGCCTCTTGGTGCATCTCTGCTTCCAAGCCCGTCAAGCCACGTCCGCTAGCGGCCTCTTGGATAGCCTTACCGAAGCTGTAGCTACGCTGCACCTTTGCGATGTCGCGGTCCTCAGCGGTCTCGCTAGCCGTCATAGCTGCGTTGCGGGCCAAGATAGCCTCTGTCTTTTCCGCGTTAGCAATTTTGCCGTCGAGGTCGGCAATTTGATCATTGAGGGTCGCTTGACGCGATTCCTCATCTTGGGTGAAGTCGCGGTCTGCGGCCTTGGCACCCTGAACGAGCGCCTCAAGTTCTGCGACTTTGGCACCGCGCTCCTCTTTGAGAGAGAGAGAGTTTTTCATCCTGTTAGGATTTGAGTTTGTGAATGGACAATTGTGCCTCGGCCAGCTTCACAAGATGAGCCTTGGAGGTGGGAATTTCTGTTTCCGATTGAGACTCGAGAGCACCAATCATGTCGCGCATAGCGACCGAAGTCTGTGGGTAGGCTGGAACCGAGACTACTGAGACGTCGATGAGACGTCCGATTTTCTCGATACGACGGAGGTAGCGGCCATTGTCTTGGCGCTCATACTGATCCTCTCGCACGGTGAAAGCAAAGCTGCTGCCCTTGATGTCGCCTCGCTTGATGGATTCTTCCAAGTCGCGGGCATACGTCTGATTACCAAGACGGAAGGTGTACTTCAAGCCCTTCTCGTCAATCTCCATACGGAGGGTGCCCTCACCGCCTGTGCTGCGGGCGAGGACCATGTTCATGTCGTGGTTGAACAAAGCAACCACGTCGTCATTAAGGCTGTCGTTGAACGCGTCGCGGCTGATGACCTCGTCGACTTCGCCAATGCGTGTCTCTGCGTCAAATACAGCTGCGTAGCCCGTCACAATGCGACCGCCATCATCGTCGTCACGGAACTCAATGTCCGCGCAACGTCTTTCAAAGTCACTCATAGCGTTGCTCTTTTTTTCTTGTTGTTTGATTTTACTAGCACACCAGTTGCGCATGCTAGTTCCGCCCCAAGCTGCTGGATATCCTCCGTAGGTCTCAGCCATCGCCATTTTGATTGTGGGAGTTGGTGACGCTTTGAGCATACGACTGCATGCTGTCAAGTGGGATTTGGTTGATTTGAACCAAATGCTGATCACCCTCTGGCACCTTGTTTTTGTCCTCCATCGCCCGAACCTCGTTGACACTGAATACTCCAGACATCAAGAGAGTTTGGTAGTAGTTGGCACGAGCCTGCATATCGCCACGCATCAAACTCATCATGTTGAACTTGAACATGCGCTTACCGCGCTCCGACTTTTTCAGCAGCTTCTTGTTGAGTTCTTGCTCAATGTTTTTGAGCCAAGGGGCAATCGTGTGCTTAGCAAAGAAGAGGTCTTGCTGCTCTTGGTTGCTGTACTTGACGTTTGCGTCCATCTGAACCATGCTCGTGGGCACGTTGAAGATGCGGCAAACCTCCTCTACCTGGTACTTGCGAGTCTCCAAGAACTGACACTGATCGGGCGGGATGCCCACTCGCTCGTAGCGCAACCCAGCCTCAAGCACAGCCGTGCTGTGTGCCGCGTTCATGCCGT